GCCGAGCCGGTGCCGAGCCGAGCCGGTGCCGAGCCGAGCCGATGAGGGACAGGGGGGGGGGGTACATGGACTGGACTTTCGGGACGCCCCCCTTATTGTCGTAAACCGCATAAAGCACAACCCTAAAAAAGGAACGTGTAAAGTTACCAGACCTCTTGACACCCAAGTAACCCCCCGTGCTATATTGCGGCCATGGACAACCTCCCTCTCAATCACACCAAGTGGAACGATCGACTGGCCTTTGACGTAGCCCTCACCCTCGAAGGAAGTGGCGATACGTTGCAGGAAGTCATCACGCGCCACGGTATTGCAGCCAATGACATCCTCACTTTCAACGCCGACAAGGTGTTCCTGAAAAAAGTCGAGGGGTACCGAACCGAAATCCGCGACAAGGGGATGACGTTCAAACTCAAGGCCCGTGCCCAAGCTGAAGAACTCCTGACAACATCGTGGTTATTGATTCACGATCCAGCCGTCTCCCCTGCCGTCAAGGCAGACCTGATCAAATCCACAGTGAAGTGGGCCGGGTTGGAGCCGAAAGACGTTGGCCCGCAGGAGGGTGGCACTGGTGGTGTGAAGATCACCATCAACCTTGGCAGCGACACCCGCGACGCACGTACCATTGAAGCAACCACGATTGAGGCTCAGGATGCAACTGCCATCGAGAATTGAAGAACTGTTCACCCAGACCTACGAGGGCTGCAAAGCCGTCAAGCTGCGCAGCGCGGCTGAGGCCATCACCGTGGAGAATGCGCTGCAACGGGCTGAGAAGTCGTACCAGACCAAGATCACCCGCAGCAAAAAGCATGGGCGCGAGTTCGTCATCCTGCTGGTAGGAGTTGCCTGTGGCGCTTGACATCGACTACACACCCCCGCCCACGGGCAAGAAGTTCATGGCGTCGGACGCCAAGATGCGCGTACTGATGGGGCCAGTTGGCTCGGGCAAGTCCGTGACCTGCTCGTTCGAGGTTGTGCGGCGGGCGTCCATGCAGGAACCCAACGCGCAGGGCATACGCAAGACACGGGCGGCGGTTGTGCGTGAAACCGTGCGGCAGTTGCAGGACACGACGATCAAGACGTTCCTTGACTGGTTCCCGGACGGGGTGTGCGGGCGGTACATGCGAACGACCAAGACGTACTTCTTCAAGGTCGGGGACGTGGAGTGCGAGATCATGTTCCGGGCGCTGGACGACGCCGACGACGTGGCGAATCTGAACTCGCTGGAGTTGACGTTCGCGTGGTTCAACGAGTGCCGGGACATCCACCCGGACATTGTGGACGCCATGTCCAAACGTATTGGACGGTTCCCGTCGAGCAAGGACGGCGGCCCGACGTGGCACGGCATGTGGAGCGATACCAACCCGCCGACGATGGACACGTGGTGGTACTACCAGATGGAGGGGCTTGACCCCAAGGACGGCGTGTCACCCAACAACAACGGGTGGGATGTGTTCAAGCAGCCGTCCGGGCGCAGTCCCTACGCCGAGAATATCGAGAATTTGCCGGACGGGTACTACGACACGCAGGGTCGCAGCGAGGAGTACATCCGGGTGTACATCGACGGCGACTACGGGCTGTCCAGCGCAGGTATGCCTGTGTACAAGTACTTCCGGCCAGACTACCACATGGCGAAAGAGCGGCTGCGGGTGATCAGCAACGGCGTGCGGCCCATCATCGTGGGGATGGACTTAGGGTTAACCCCAGCAGCGGTGATCGGCCAGCAAGACCCCCGAGGGCGGGCACTGGTGCTTGACGAAGCTGTCTCGTTCGACATGGGTGTACAGCGGTTCGTGCGGACTGTGCTCAAGCCCCTGCTCTACGAGCGGTTCTCCGGGGTGCCGGTGCTCATCGTCGTTGACCCGGCGGGCGTGCAGCGGGCGCAGACCGACGAGCGCAGCGCGGTGGACATCATCAAGGCAGAGGGGTTGAAAGTTATCCCGGCCAAGACGAACAACGTGTCGGCGCGGATCAACGCGGTCGATGAGTACCTCATGCGGCAGGTGGACGGCGACCCCGGCTTTCTGCTTGACCCCCGGTGCACCCGGCTCAAGGCGGCCATGATGGGCGGGTACCGGTTCAAACCCAAGGGGGACGGGGACATCGACAAGAACAAGCACTCCCACGTGGCCGAGGCGCTCCAGTACCTCATGCTTCACATCTCCAACGCCAGTGAAGCGCACCAGCTTACCCAGCGGCGCGAGGTCAAACGGGCATCGGCATTGGGGTGGACGTGATACTATCCGCCTGCTGCACTCGCAGTTGTCACCTCCCTCCCTTCTCGAAGGGTTACCCCCGGTTCGCAAGCACTGGGGGTTCTTTTTTGTTGACCACGTGTATACTTCGTGGTAGAACCCTGCTATGTAGGTAAGGAGCGAACATGAAAATGTCGAAATCAAAGGCCAACAAGTCGTACGAAATCATCTCGAATAACCCGAAGATGGATACCTCTGGCATGGCAGGAAAGACAAAAGAGTTCCCCGTGTACGAGTACAAACCCCCAGTGATGACCATCGACGACATGATGGAAGTCCGGGAATCCAAGACAAACAAGAAACCTGAATTGGAATCCTGATGGCCGGACTGTCCTTTTTGCGAGTGGTCAACAACACACAACTTGCTCGCCAAGAGCAAGAAGCGACTGGCCGTGCATTGCAAGAACGGCAGAATCAGCCCGTTATCCTCGGGTTGGCAGGGCACCTCAGAGAATGCTGGGATGTCGCTCTGATGGCGAAACGCCCCATTGAGCAGAAGATGCTGCGTGCGTTGCGCCAGCGCAACGGCGAGTACGAGGCTGACAGGCTCCGAGAGATTCGCGGCCAAGGCGGCTCTGAAATCTACATGATGATCACGGAAGTCAAGTGCCGCGCTGCGGAGTCTTGGCTGCGAGACATCCTGCTCGACAGCGGTACACCCCCATGGGACTTGCAGGCTACGCCGATTCCCGACCTGTCGCCGATGCAGACCCAAGACTTGCAGGCTGAGTTCGCACAGAAAGTGCTCAAGATGATTGAGGAGTCGGGCAAGGCTCCGACTCAGGACGAGATGCGGCAAGTCAAGGAGATGGTGTCGCAGGACTACCGCTTCGCAATCCTCCAAGCGGCGCAGATTCGCGCTGACAAGATGAAGATCAAGATTCAGGATCAGTTCGCCCAAGGCGGATGGGCTGAGTCTTTCAACGACTTCATCACTGACCTCGTTACCTACCCAGCCGCGTTCGTCAAAGGGCCAGTTGTGCGCCGCCAACGTGCGCTCGGGTGGAAAACCAACGCTATGGGCCAGACTGTGGTCGAGCCAATCGAGCGCCTTGGCCCCGAGTACGAGCGGGTTGACCCGTTCCGCATCTACCCCGAGCCGGGTATCAGCAACATCAACGAAGGCTACCTGTTCGAGCACCATCGCCTGAGCCGCATGGAGCTTTCTGACCTGATCGGCGTTCCGGGCTATGACGACGACGCAATCCGCAAGGTGCTGGAGATTGGCAACGGCCAGTCTTGGATCGGCGAAGACGTGGAACTCCAGAAGGACGAGCAGGAGCGCAAGTATTACTCGTACATGCGCCCGACTACCGAGTTCGATGCACTGGAATTCTGGGGCAAAGTCAGCGGAAAGATGCTCATCGAGTGGGGTCTGACGGAAGAAGACGTGCCAGATTCGGCCCGCGAGTACGACGCCAACGTCTGGTTGGTGGGCAATTACGTCATCAAAGCGGTGCTCAATTACGACCCGTTGGGCGAGAAACCCTACGCAAAAACGTCGTTTATCAAGTGCCCCGGAGCATTTTGGGGCAAAGGTATACCCGAGATCATCGAAGACTTGCAGAGCGTGTGCAACGCTGCGGCCCGCGCCTTGGTCAACAACATGGGCATCTCATCTGGCCCACAGGTTGAGGTCAACGTCGAGCGCCTTCCGGCCAACGAGGACATCACGCAGTTGTCGCCATGGAAAATCTGGCAGACGATCAATGATCCTGTTGGGTCGAGTGCCCCGGCCATCCGGTTCACACAGCCGGACTCCCGTGCCAGCGAGCTTGTTGCCGTCTACGATCGGTTCAGCCGCATGGCTGATGACCACTCCGGTATTCCGGCGTACATCTACGGCGACACAGACGTGCAGGGCGCGGGCCGCACAGCGTCGGGCCTGTCCATGCTCATGGGCGCGGCAGGCAAGGGCATCCGGCAGGTCGTGATGCACATCGACTCCGACGTGACGAAGCCGATCGTGCTTCGCCAGTTTGTCTACAACATGCGCTACGACGAAGACGAGTCCATCAAGGGCGATGTCGAAGTGGTGGCACGAGGCGCAGTGAACCTTGCGATCAAGGAAACTGTCAATCTGCGCCGTATCGAGTTCCTCAATGCAACCGCCAACCCCGTTGATCTTGAGATCATCGGCAAGGAAGGACGCGCAGCTATCCTCCGGGAGATTGCGAAAGGGTTGCAGATGTCCGGGGAGGACGTTGTTCCGTCTCGGGAGAAGGCTGGGTTCCAAGGTAGGATTCAAGCGCAGGCAATGGCCGCTGCTGCACAGCAGCAGGCACAAGCCCCGCAGGGTACTCCCGCACAACCAGATGGCGCTCCCAAAGGTGGCATGGCGGCCAATACGGTACAGAGCCGTGCAAGTGGGATGTCAGCATGATCAAGCCCGAACCACAAATCATCAAAGGACTGGCAGCCGCCGTCCGGCAACACCCAGAAGTTCTGGCGTGGATGGAGAGTGTGGTCGCGCATGAGATGAAACGTCTCCCTTACGCGGTTGACAATTCGGCAGTGTTTCAGGGGCGCTGTCAAATGGTGGTCGAACTCATTGAGTTCGCAAAACAAACCCCTGCCTTAGCGGCAAAGTTATGATGTAACTCGCCGTCTTTAATCACGCACACCAATAGGAGCGTTCAACATGGCACTTCCAGAGCAAATTCGCAAACAGACCGAGGCAGTTCAGCAGTTGTACAAACAACTCAACCCGGACGACAACACAGGCGCAGGGACTACATCCCCCGCCAATGGCACCGTCA